ATGTTTGCGCTTCTGGAACGATGATGAATGCTGAATCATCAATCTTGGTGGTGATACTCATGTGAGGATCAACATAAAGATTGAGTCCCATAATTGTTCCGGTGAGGGATGTTGGGGATGCAGCTCCTGGGCTGTTTTGTGGCTGTGCTGCAATAAAGAGAGGACGATTTGTGGTGTCCTCTGCTGAAATGATGGTTTCCCACCATGAAGGGTTTACAACGAGGTTACGAGCAAAACGACCTGCTGCGGAATACGCTGCTGGCACAGATGCTGCAATGTATGCTTTTAGACCAGCGATGGTTGCAGCCTGGGTTCCGGCTTGAGTTCCATTTGCAATTAACGCGCTGACAACTGCTTGATCTGTTGCCTTTGCATATGCATAGTTGAGTTCGTTGAGAAGCTCGTTGTAGAACGATGGTGAGGAACGATCTAAAAGCTCCCAAGAAATTGTTTGTAGGCCAGCAGCTTTTTTGACATCAACAGTGACATAGCTGGATGCCATTTCAGTTCCGCCAAGTGCTTCGCCCTCAGTTGAGGTTCCATCAATCGTTGGAGCAGTGGAAAGTTTTGGAATAGTGAATGACATTCCATTGTCAATAAGCGGTGCAGTGCTGATTGCATCAACAGTTGGTCGGCCATCAATTGAAGTGGTGATGAACTCTTGCATGTGCTGTGGCAGAGTTAAACCGGTGTTTGTTGAAGTATCATCGGCAGCTGCAACCCAGAGTGCTGAATCTTGATTGCCAGTAGCAGCCTTGATCTTATGCTCTAAATAGGATGCTGCGGTTGTGATTCCGTGACGTGGTTTGGTGTAGGCAAGCGCAACTGTTGGCTTCGCTGCCTCAACCTCTGGAGCAGCAGCTTCAACGGCTGGAGCCGCCTCTACTACTTCTTCCTTAATTGGTTCAGACATAGGGGTTTCCTTTTCTTCTTCTGGCGTAGCGCTCGCCGCTACTTCCAAGACCCGCGCCTCTGCAAATGCAGGTTCAGTGACGAGGGAAACTTCTTTGAGTGATGCAGCAGTGACAATCATTTGTCCTTGCTTGTTTGTTTCATAATCAGTAATACGCGCACCAACTGACAAGCCATTTTTTAATCCTTCACTTGCTTCAATCAAGCTGTCAGTTGCTCTCGTGCTAGAACCGAGTTTGAATGTCGCATAAACGCCATCCACGCGTGATTCGGCGCTGACCATTTTGCCAATTGGCTTGGAAATTTCATGATCGCTAAGAAGTTTTACTGTGCTGGCCTGAATATCGCCAAATGCGCCTTCTTTAAAAATAACCTCACCAGCGCTGGTATGACCTACTGCATCGTAAGGTGCAATGAGGCCAGTAATGGTGCGCTTGGCAACATTGGCTTCCACTTCGCGTGGTAGGGAAAAGTTAATTTCCATTGGTACTCCTTGGGGCTGGTGATAAATCTTCCATTGCTCTTGCTTCATCTACTGTAAGAATTCCAAGCGGTACTACATCGCGGTAAAACGCTGCGCGCTCGGTTGGATTGCCGCGCAAAAAGTCATCAAGGTCAAATCTGACATGCTGACCCATTATCGTGATGTCATCCATGCTAAGGCGATTTTCCAAAACTGTGATGATGTTGCGCAATGAGAAATCAACCAAATAACGCTTTTGGCCTTCCGCGTTGTTGTACGTTAAAGACCCGCCTGTTTCGGCATCCAAAAGATAAGCCGGCACATTCATCATTTGTGCAATCATGGTTTGCATTGCTTTACGAGATTCAACAAGTTGCAATTGGGTATTGTCGAATTGCATTGGTTGATATTCAAGATTGCTGGTCATGTATGCAGTGGCGCGAGTATTGCGAGCAGATTTGAAACGAGCAAGTAAATTCATTACTTGATCTTCTGGCAAATCCATTCCAGTATTTTTTAGTACGCCATTGGGTACTGGTTCTTCAGCAGAACGTTTTGCAGCTTGTTCCAATGCAATTGCGGTTTTGATTGTGGATGCTCCGCGCTTTAACACGCCTTCATCAAGCGCCTGGAATGTAATAAGTGAACCCAAACCATTATTTGGCACTCTCACACCATCAACTAAATATCCTTCGACCATTGTTGAATCATGATTGTATTGTGGAGTTACCCGACCAAAATTGATGTAACGAAATGCGGATGGTCTGCCATCTTCTTTGTAAATTTCAATAATTTGCCAATAAGCAGAACCATTGAAAATTAGATCATCAATAGTCCAAGCAACCATAGTTCCATAAGTGGAATTTGGGTCAGGCTGGCGCATCCATCGTGGTTTTGGTAATTCTTCATCGCGTGAGTTGTAGAGTTCGAGAGGCAATGACGCAAGTGTCCCCGCAACAATGTTTCGAGCGCGAGCCACTGCCGGAACAGTCATCGCCTCATCGCGTGTTATCCAGGTGAAAGGAACATTTAGGCTTGCAACCCCGAATGTTGATCCATAAACGTTTGGCTCTAATTGAGCGTACACATCCTGATAGGACGGAAGCAGTTCAGCGTTTTTAACTAAACGTAAAGTGTCGCGAATACCCATAGGTGTCTATAATAGACTACTTTTTTCCTTTTTGCTTATCACACTGCAAAGATTCCCGCAACTTGCGATGGTCTGACTGCGAAATGAACAACCATGGCTAAGGCAACGGCTGCGGTAACATAACCACTCGAATCTTTTCGAACAATCCGCCAACCGCCATCAGCGCCCGATTTTCTCGCGCATGAATAAATGTGAGCAGTCATAACTTCCTGACCGGTATGCTTCAATCGCCCTGCGCTCATCGCACTGAGCAATTCATCGCATGCTTGGTAAAACAATGATCCAGAAAGGTCTTGAGTGGGAATACCGGCAGCTGATAAACGGGCAGCAATACCGGAGGCGGTATATCGGTCAAAACCAATGCACTGAGAATTAAATTTACGTGCCCAAGTAGAAACGTCAGCTGCAATCTTTAAATCATCAACGCTGGAATCAGATTCCCATGTTTGAATCAATCCAATGACAATATCGTCACCCAAACGAGTTGCGCCGACAAGGGAAGCGTGCCTACGATCCGGTGAAACGTCAATCGCGAGATATTGCGCCTTTCCCTCCGGTAATTGGATGTCTTTATCCAAACAATTAAGCCAAGCGCCTTCAGGGAATGGGTTTTGCAGTGTTTCCACCCACATGCAAAGACATTCGGTTCTAAAAACCGATTCCGGGTCTTTAAGTCGAGCTTTTATGCCATCAACGTCAATGGTGTAACCAAGTGCAGGGTTTGCGTATTGCCAAGCAAGTCGATCGGTTATCTTGGAACCTTCTGGAGCGGAATACTCCCACCATCCAATTGTTTCATCGCTTCCTGGTGCTGCAATGGCTTGATAGGCTTGTTGCTTAACATTATTGAGAACTTTGCTGAAGGCATCTCCTGCATTACTAGCCAACCAAATTTGAGAATTGGGTCTGGCCATAGTCGTATAGACAAGCGCGCTATAAGCCTCAGTGTTCTGAAATTCCCGCGCTTCATCAATAACAACCAAACTTGCAGACATGCCGCGAGCGCCTGAATTCGGAGCCACGATTTTGTACCGGTTTCCCGTCTTGGTAAGAATCTCTTCTTGACCATTGGCTTTTCGAATGTGTTTGACCTGAACAAGGAGAAACTGATTGTCTTCGATTGTTTCGGCAACAAGTCGGAACGTTTCCAAAGCAATGTCGCGATTCTGCGCCGTGGCGATGATGAGCTTGTCATCCCAAAGAAAGAGTCCAGCCAATATACGCATCCGGAGTAAATGCGATTTTCCATTCTGGCGCGATATGAGCAATGCATTGGTCTTATGGGCGGGCTTTCCATTAGGGCGATACTTTGAAGCTTGAGTAATCACGTGTTCTTGCCATGGGAGCAAAGGTACCCCAATTTGTTTGGCGAGTTCTACTACTTCATATCCCCTAGACGGCAAGTCCAGTTCGGGCGTTTGGATTCGGGGGAGCAAAAATCCTTTTAAGTCATCATCGGTTATGGCCGGTTCGGTTAGGTTTTGTTCCATGTCCGATTAGTCCGCATCGGGTGTAAAAGGTGATTTATATGTTTTGGAGAGAGAGTCAAGGAATGCAAGGGGGGGTAGATGTCTGCTACTAAAAAATCGGTCACCCTTACTGCTATTGCATTTAGAGCAACAAGCAACCAAGTTATCCAAGTCATCAGTTCCCCCTACTGCTCTTGGTATCACATGATCCACTGAGTTAGCATCCTGATTACAGTAGGCACAAGTGTATCCATCTCGTTGTAATACCAGAAGCCTACGCTTCTTCCAATCAGCAGTAGCTAAGTATGGTTTCATTAGTACCAATTATGCTTAACATGATGGGCTAATGCTTTACAACTATCGCCGTCATAACGGCTCTGAATGTATTTGATATACCAGTGGAGCTGTTGAGTGTAAGTCGCTGTACGCAGGTAAGGTGAGCGACCCTGTGCAAGGCCGTAGTGGCTTCCGTTCCTCGCATCTGTTCTGAAATTAGATTCTTTTCTTATTATCTCTTTGCTACATAAGTATTCTGTATAACTAGAAGACATCAACCGAAGAGCAGTAAGTATGCGCTCGCGGGAAGGTGTAGCTGGCACATTACCCGCGAACGCGTTAGGTACGATAACAGAACTACTCAATACAATACAAGCTGCGGCTGTGGTAATAATCGCGCCATTTTTAAGAGTGCGTGTGAATGATGTCAGGCGATTCGTGTTGATCATCTAGCTGCTCCTAATCCCCACCATAAGCGTTTCTGGGTAGGTTGGTAGTGTCCCTCTAACGGACGATGGGTCGGTTGCCAGCCGATACGTCTTTAAGTTATAGCATATTTTTTTAATTCGCGTTTAAGCTGCTTTGTTTTCTAGCATTGTGCAGGTCGTACAAGGCAGTGGTTCGTGCTTCCACATGCCACAATTTCTGCAACGTTCAAGTGTATGTTCGGACAACATTGCCCATAAATTCTGCGTGTGAGTACCAGCGCTCGATGCGTTCGGTATCGTATTTACATTTTCTGCATTTGACATTCCCTGGCTCGCTCCCTTCAAACTGTGCCATCCATGTATAACATTCACAATAACTGCACCAATAGCCAAACCAACCTACATCATTCGGGTTGTCCATATCCTGCCTCCCGCAGCAAAACCACAAGGTCTTGTAGCGTTAGCATAGCAACCCAACTAGATATAGAAGCTTCGCCTTGCCCGTTAAGGCGCATCACGGCAATGGGTAAATCCTTGCCATTAGAACGCTCCGATAACTGATCAATAGTTTCTTTCGGGTTGAATCTTGCCCTCGCTTTGATTTCCCAATCAATTCCAATTGTTCCAGTTATATCGCTGCCAGTACGTCCAGCCCCAACGGGTTCAGCGAACGGGAATCCATGCTCACGCAAATAGGCTGCAAGTATTCGCTGTGTGGCATAGCCCCTGTGCTTGCGGTGTTGGCTCATATATCAGTATATTCTAATTCATCAAATATGCTAATAAGTTTATCATTTAATTCAATTCTCCACAGATTTATATCCTGAGATGCTTTAAATCCTACATGATTTATTTTTCCTTTTTGCCAAATCCCATAGTTTGTAAAACCCAACGCTTTCCAAAAATGATTTGATTCTAAATCAGTTCTGCAGCGTAAAGTTGCTCCTGTTCTCTGAAAAGTATTACAAAACTCTTTAACGACAGCAATTAATGCAGTTCCATAATCTAAACGCCTAGCGTCATCTCTTACTGCGATTTGTTGTATTTTTACTGAATAACCAACTCCTTTTCCTGGTGTCATTAATATGTATCCAACTGGGTCATTATTTTTTTCGCAAATAAAAACAACAAAATTGCGTTCTCCACCAAAAACATATCTATCCCAAACACTTTTTTGAATAAAACCTACGGCATAGGAATTATCTTTTTGTAATTTATCAATAAAAGCAATGTCAATTTCTCGCGCATTTCTCACGATTAAATCATTTTTTTGATAAAGAATGTGCAATAAACCAGTAGAACAATCAAATTTACCTAGGTTCATCGCATATTCTTACATGCGCAATCCGGACAAGTCCAGATGTAATGAATAACTCCAGATTCTTCATGCTCTTGAGTTACCGCATAACGCTTGGCTTGGTTGTATGGGTAATTACATAAATCACAAATGTCAATGAAATCACCATCCACCCCAAAATAAACGCTTGGGTCATTAGCTCGCGTAATTGTTACCCAACCCATTAGCCCACCTTCTGCCATTTCGTGTCGCATAACTGGACATTCTCTGGACAGAAATAACCAGCCCAAGGCTTATTGGTTTTCTTAGACACCCCAGTTTTATAGACCATCACTCCATGCGAACAGTTATATGTTGTTTGATTTTCTAGCGGTTCTGCGCCAAGGGCGTTTCCCAATACTTCCATCCCTTTAGCCCATGGGTCGTCCTGCTGCACCACTTTAGGTGTTGCCTCTTTAGATCGTGCGGAAGCCACTTCTTCTTGCGATGCTCGTTTTCCAACTTTAGAAAGTCCAAGGTTAGCCAACGCTCGACCAATAGCAGAAGTTTCAGCAAGTTCCGGCGCATTTGTAGGCGCAAATTTGTTTGCTCCTTCATACTCAGTAGCCCAGCCAGTGACAATAAACGCTTCATCGCGATGTGTCTTAATGCTAGCCTTGCAGACCCATTCCACGCGATTATCAGCTCTAACTTCGCTAAACAAATCAGTCTGGATACATCCCATCGGATGCATTTCCCAAAACTTATGAATTCTTTCGTCCACTGTTTCATAATTTTCCAAATCAAATTTACTCACAAGACCCTTCCTTCTTCCAGTATGCCGGCACAATATGGGTGGGCTTGGTTTCGGCATAGTCAAAAACCTTGCTCCAGCGTACTCCTAAATTAGCAAGTTGCTCAAACATTCGGCGCAACTCTTTGTGGTTCCATTGTTTTTTAAGTATCAAAGCGCGTTCCATTTCGGTGTAGCCACCAAATGTGCCGTGACGTTCATATTGGAACCCATAATCGGCACATGCTTGCTGGATGGGGCAATCAAAACAGATTCGCCTGATGACTTTAAGGCTAAGCCCTTCAGCTTGTAGATCACTTTCAGTCATATAAAAATAATCCGTGTTCAAACCCAGGCAATTAGCCTTGGAATAGTCCATCATCTTATTCATGCAGCTGACCTGTGTGAAAACCCTCGCGGTGTCCATCCTCATGGCCAATGGTGTAACCAATTAACATTCCAATAAAGGTAAAAAAGACCATTGAAATGCCTATCCAGATAATCGTTGAATTGCTCATATGTCCCCCTTCAGGACTGGGTTGTTAATAGTGTGGGGGATAACATTGTGGATGTCAACGATTTAGTTAAAAATTTTTCCAGCCCAGGTAAATGACCCATCAGGGCGCATGGGAATGGCATACGGAGTAACATGTTTTCCAGTCACTTCTAACATGCCAAAACCTAACTGCCAATTAGCAGCCCCACGTGGCCTCAGGTAGTGTGCTTGGCTCATGTCCATAAGATGACCTACCTCTAAGGCAAATCGTGCCTCTACGCGGCCATTAAAGCCCTTAGAAGCCCATACTAAGCCTTGCCTGTGAGTGTGTCCGCACACAACCGATTTTCCGGTGGCATCCATCAGCTTATATCCGGTCATACCAGACACTTGGCTCATGCTTCCTTCATCGCCATGAGCAAGCAATACACCTGGGGCAATTTCGCCCATTTGGTTGAGCCACGTTATATCAAGTTCTTTAACTCCCACTAGTTCGGGGTAGGTCAATCCACGCAATGCGGCAATGGCTGGAGCTTTGCGCTCTATGTATCGTTCCAGTCTGTCTGTGTGATTACTTCGGACAATGGTAAAAGGTTTATTGCTTCCGAGTGCTTTTCTAAAAGCCCCCAAAAGACCTCTAGTGGTGTCGAGGTCAGACTGGATGTGTGGACTATATTCCCCTCGGTATCCATCTTCCCATCGGCTAACCATTGGGAGATCAGCTTCATCACCGACACATGCGAGAGCATCCGGTCTAATACGTTTAATGAATCGGATGAGTGCATTGGTTGCCCCTTCGTGATTGTATGGAACTTGTAAATCACTGATAACAACGATGCGTTTAATCGTCATCCTCTGTCATTTCGTCTGGCACATCTTCCCATAAATCGTCATCTTCTTCATCATCTACTTCATCATCCCTTTCAATGATGGTAGGGCTTGGAAAGTTCCAATCTGGAATTTGGTTTAGGACAATATCGAATGCTTCTGCGCGAGTGAATCCCACGCGTTGATACGTCTGCAATAACATATGCGCTTCTTTGGCGATGGCGAGCATTGGCGATAAGGGTTCTGCCATAAGAATCAAATCAGGTTCGTTTGTATCTTCTTCCATTGAGAACCCCTTTCGCGTGTTCTAGTTTAGCCCTTGTTTAATCAACATGCGGTAAATATCATCCACGCGGTTCTCTAGGCGAGTTACTTGATCCTTCACACTTGCCCCACCATTAGGGCGTAGTTCAGCCAAGTAATGTCTGACAAGGAATTGGACAAGCGCAGCCATGCCACCTAGGGCAGTGAGCGACACGCTAACGATGGCAATCCAATTCCCTACGCTCATTTCTTCTTCTTTTTGCTTTCAATTTCGTCTAAGCCAGCTTCTAGCGCATCAGCCAAAATGTCATCTAGGTCTTTGTTTGCTTTGTGAGCTTTCAACGCTGCGCGTAGCATGGGAATAGCCACGATTGCCGCAACGGCTAATACTCCAGTCTGCCAATCCATTATTTGTCCAATCCAAGGCGGGTAATTCTCGCCTTTACACTTGTCGGGGATTCCATAATTTCAAAGTGCATTTCATCAACCCTGCGGACGTAGTTTCCGCCCCAACGTAGGCCGTATTTATCACAAAGTTCCCTAATTGTTTTGCGCTGCGCATCGGTAAATGTGTCCTCTACACCTAATGGATGCTTGGTCGCATTGACGTCCACTGCTGTGCCACTAGCATGGTTGCTAAGCATGTCGGTTGAACCTCTTACCTGGCGAAAAGCATAACCCCAATCATCTTTGCCTTTATCTATCTTCTCAACCCTTTCGTTGAACTCAGCCAAAAACGCTTTGAAGATAGGGGCTACTTTGCGGCATACAGCAAACTTAGTTTCACATCCAGGCACTTCAATGCTAATGATGTCAATGGCTTTACGATCAGGTGAAGCTGGCCAACCATTCTGACTGCTAGCCATCTAAATCCCATTCCCAATCATCCATTCCTGGAAGAACTTCATCTACACAATCGCCAGTTAGAAGGCTCATGGTCTTTCAGGAAGTTCTGCATTTGCAAAATCTTTAACTTTGGTTAAATCCCGCAATTCTTGACGATAAGTAGCCCAAGCAGCAGAATCAACCGGTGCATCAGTCAATTGTGTCCAATCGCAATTTAATAATTCTTCCGTTCTCCATTTGCGATAACGTTCTAACCACCAATCATTTGGAACGTTTTCTACATCAAAAGGCGAAGCAAACATTTCACTTATTTTCATTTTTATCCTAATCCGTTGCGTAAGTTACATAAGCAGTAATTGTGTCGCCGGTTCCGATTGTTTGCGCCCAGTCAGAACCAGTGTAACCCCAAGCATAAGTAGTAGAAGTTTTCGCAGAACCAGATGCAAATAAAATTGTTCCATCCGCAGGAATAATTGCCAAACCATAAGTAAAAAATGCTGCTGAAGAATCATAAAGAGTTGCGGTTCCAGCTGCCGTTCCGCCACTATATATACCATAACCAGTTGCAGAAGCTGCCACAGGCATTGTAGTTGTTCTAAATTGGGCGTTTGCAGCACCAGTAGAGTTGAACGTGGCTTGTAAAATAACAAAAACTTGTTTTCCTATAACCATGTAACGTGAAACATCTGCACTTGTTGTTAAAGTAGTTGCCCCTTGTTTCCATGTAGGTGTCCAGGAAGTCCAAGTATATGAAGGAGATGGAGCTGTAGCCCATTTAATTCCGGTAGCCACAGTTGAATCAGCTGTTAAAACAGTGTTATTCGCTCCTACCGGCAATCTAGTATTTGCCGTGTCAAAAGTGAAAAGATCACCTTTCGTTGTTAAAGGTGGCGTGTAGCCTGCATCAGCAAAGAAAATTGCATTTGATGCGCTAAGGAAATATAAATAGCCACCTTGATATTGTGACAATGCGAGAGAAGCGGCGGTAGATTTTTGAACTGTTGCACTGCCAGCGGTTACAGTGCAAACGCCAGCACCAATGTTTTGAATGAATAAAGTATCTCCGGCGGAGAATAAACCTGTGTTCACAGTAACAGTTGTTGCTCCCGCCGCATTCATTTCAATGCGAGTACCTGCATCCGATGCAACTAAAACATAGGAAGCCGTTTTTTGGCTCACTGTCCAGTTGTAATCATTTGCCTGTAATGAGTTCATCTGGGCAGCAGTCAATACTGATCCAGTGGTGAAAGTCTGTTTAGCCATTTATTCTCCTCGTAGGGTTAATATGATAGAACATTTGTGTCCAAAACGCCGTAATTGGTGTTATTGAGGATGAAGCTATCAATAATTGGTTCTAGGGTCGTAAATGTCGTTTTCCATTGCCCTGGGCGAATATCGTGAGCAACACCAAATACTTGGAAGGTTTTTTGCAACGTGGTGGCATTGGGTTGAGCTTGTTTGATGGTTACTGGATCAAAATAATCAAGGTTAAGAGCAGCTGTCACTCCAGCTGCGTAGTTAGAGGTAGTTAAATCAAGGGTGATTGAATCTGCTCGAATACTAGTGTCTTTGCGACTAGCCACATAAGCCTGAGCATAATTTAGAGCTTCGGTAGTGGTTTGCATAAGTAAATCGGTGACGTTGTAACTGTGAAGAAAATAGTTTGCAACGCTAGTGGCATCACTGGCCGTTTGTTTTGCCAAGCCGGTTGCGGTGATATTGGCTTCGTTGAATATCTGAGCATCATTGAGAACCCATTGAAGGTTTGAGTAAGCAATACCCGTTCCATCATCAGCAAAGACTGTGGGCGTTCCCGCCACTGAGCCGGCTGTAAGGTTGCGATCTTGAAACACAACTTGGCCTGCGGCATCCATATACAGCGCGCCATATTCGGTGGTGGCAACTGTCTGAAGGGCGCTGAGAGCCGTTCTAGTGCTGCCAGGATCAACCTGACAAGTCGTCAAGCCTGTGTCCACATCACGCATTCCAGAAGGCCATCCAACGGCATCAAGAATACGGCCTATGCGTGTGCCGGTAGTTTCCCCAGCAACGGCTCCGGTGACTGTGCTAACACTTCCAAGATTGAGCAGCTGGAACCCATCAACGGCAGTTATGGTGGTGTAGGAAACTGTTCCTGTATCGCGGCTTTGAGTGTAGTTGTAACCAGTGATGTAGCCACTAAATAAGAAATACTCAATGCTGGTTGCTGGATCAATGGCACTTAATTGAATCTTACGCAAAGGTTGCAAAAGGGTATAATAAGGGCTGGCAGGATTCTGAGGGTTGAAGTCGCCATTTTGGTCTGCTATTTGGATACTGGCAGTTCCCGTTTGAAATACGTCAGTAAGGGGGTTACGGCCTCGCCTGGTTTGAGCAGCCTGAACTCTCGATGATACGTCCACAATAACAGTGGTCGAATCTCCCAATACGTTGGTGTCCAAAATGAATGCCCCAAGTTCAGCAGCAGCTCCAAAGGATGCACCCGTGCTGAAATTGATTTTGCATTTAAGCGTAGGGACGGCCATTAGGGCGAACCAATATAACCGGAAGGAGTAGTTGATAAACCTAATCTTGCGGCTTGGGCAAGGCTCTGGGCGATGACATCAGCGAGATATTGCTCAGAACCTACTGCAGCCGCATTAACAGTGACATTGTAATTAGTGGTTCCAGAACCAACACTGGTCGGATTATATGATTGGGAATTCATCGAATAATCTAAAGCATCTGATGGGTTAAATGTTCCTGCTGCTTCTCTGGCCAATCGTGCTGCGATTGCTGCTTCCTTGGCTAAAGTCATACCAGAAGCTCCGCGGGCTGGTGCTTTATCTAAGCCTGTAATGATTCTTGGCGCTCCATCCCCAGAAGAAATAGATGCGCTCATAGATACTGGGATAACAATACCCTGTGAGGCGGTCAATTTCATTGCGGCATACATTGCCTCAAAAGCAGCCAATTGCGTTTTAAAAACAGCATTTTGAAGATCATAATTATTTTTTATCGCATCATATTGTGCTTGTGCTGCATCTAAAACGCTTACTTTATATTGACGAGATTCTTCTAGCCGTTTGGCTGCCGCAACTGTCTGGATGCTGTCAATATCTTCCGTAAGTTTGAAACCTGCTTTGCGAGCAGCTTCTTCAGCCATTAATTGCTCAATGGTTTTCTTTACGCCGTCAGAATTGTCGTCTGTGCCTTCTTTTAGTTTTTTGAGAGCGACATATTCGGCATTTCGAGCTGAAATAATTTGTTTTGAAGCGACAGTGGCTATCGTGGCCAGTTTTCGGGTTTCGGCTTGGGTTTTTCTAATTTGATCTAAATAGGCTCCAACAACAGGAATCAGGGTCACCCAACTTTGTTTTGTGCCTTTGCCGGTCAATTTTGTCTGCGCGCCTAATTTGGCTAATCCGTCAATTAAATCGGCTGTATCTTGTGCCATGGTTTCAAAGGTTTTGGCAACTCCTTCAACTCCACCACTGTTGGCAACTAATGTAGAAATAGCATTGACAAGCGAAACTCCAATGATTTCTTTGGCCTCATCAGCAGCAACGCCAATTCTTCTGAAACTTGCCTCAGCAGTTTTGGCTTCTTGTTTAGCAAAACCGGAAAACGTTTTGCGTAATTGGTCAAAGATTTTTTTGGTGTTTTTAGACTTTAACAAATTGGCATCTAATCCAAGACCCAATCGCTGCAAGGAAGCTACATTGCCATCCTCAGCCTTACCCAGGGCAGCTGTAACCGCTTCCAAAGATTTACCTGTGGCAGCGGATATATCTAAGGCTAGTTGCAGGTCATAAAGGGCTTTGCTGGTATCCCCTGTGCTTCGAGCCAAACGAGCAAGGGCAGGGCGCAATTGATCATCCGTGATGCCGTACATCATTTGCATTTTGCTTATTTGGGCTTCAGCTGAAATGACAGCCGCATCAGTTGCAGAAGCAACATTGCGCAACGTGAGGGCTAAAAGTCTTTGACTGCGCTCATCATCCAGAGCATTGGTGATGCTTTCCTTTAAGATTTTTTTAGCGTAATAACCAGCGGCAACAGTGACAGCGGCATAAGCCTTTTTGCTGAGCTTCGCCCACATGTCGGTTTCTTTGGACAACCCTTTTAGGTCTTTGCGGGCATCCTTTGTGGCTTTGTCTTTGTATTCACCAGTAATAATAAATCTAGCCATTTTTAACCGCCTCGGCATCAAATTTGCGTTGCAATGCTAATTCCGCTTCATATCGTGCGCGGCTGATTTCATTCTTTGCTTGACCTGCATTTTCAATGCCTGCACGGATCAAAGCCCTACCAATGCCAGTGCGAACAAAATAAAAGTTTTGCAGTTTTTCCTTGAAATCTAAACTCGCCATAGGATTTCGGCTGTATTGCGTTCGCGGATTAAATAAAACAACACCAGCCTTTTCATAAATGTTACCCGCTGGGCTTTTTTGCTCGACATAAACAGTTTGACCCCAGCCACTACGAGTGCGGCCGCTTTTCTGTTTACCAGTGCGTAACTTCCCACGCATTTCTTCTGGGTTCCAACGTGGGAACTCTCGCCCACCAGTCATGCCATTCATCTTTGCACCTGTGGCAGGTTTAGCCCAGTTACTAAGTCCCAGAGGAACGCCATCGGGGATGAATCCTCTGGCATTCTTTCGAACAGTTCCAGCGGCTTTGTTAATCGCTTTGTTTAATTTTTTATAGGCAGTTTCATCAAAGAACTTCAACGCGGCTTCAAGGTCTTTAACGCCTTCTAACCTGATTGCCTCGCTCACTGTTCTTGTGCCTTTCCTCTAGCGCTCCTTTAAGAGCTTTATACATCCAGTAATCCATCTCCAACAACTCATTTGGGCTGATGCCTGTGGCTAGCGCGATCACTGCTACTTCGTAGGTTTTAGTGTCGCGCGTTAGCCATTTGGGTCATCTAAGTCCAACTCCACCAATTCAATGGTGTCCAGGAATCCATCCTCAAATGGTTTCACTGTTTGAGTTTTCTTCAGGCAGAGCCACGCTAAATAATAAATATGCTCTTGCTTTTCTTGGTCGCGTAATACCTTGGCGAATCCCCCGCCAACGTACTTTTCGAACTGCACCTCGATAGCTGGAGTAATAGCGTGGCTACTAACCTGTCCATCTGATTGAGTTATTTTGAGTTTCATTTTTCCCCTTCGGTTGTGTTACTAGGAAATAGTCTTTGCAACTGCTCCATTTACAGGCCAGGTAACTGAAACAGTGGCTAATTCGCCAACGTTGTAAACCTGTGGCCATTGAGTTACCAAAACAGTTGCAGTGTAAAGCGGATTGGTCGCAGATGTTGCACCCGCTGCTGGCTTAATAGTAACTGTGGTGGTTGCACCAACAAGACCATTGCCAGCAGTGGAACCATTGATAGTTTGGTTCACTTTGCTGGTAGCAAAATCCGCGTTGAAGTCAATGCTAATCGATGAGTTCTCTAAGCCCGCAATATACTTGTGGCCTGTGTCACCCATTGCAGTAACTTCCAGTTGATCAAATTCTTGGCTGATTGTTACGCTTGAAACATAGGCGCTCAAATCCACCGAATTAACTGTGACTTGCGCACCATTAGCTAGGAATGTTGCCATTGTTATTTATCCTTTACTTTTGTGGTTGCCGGTTCGATGTGTCCGTTTTCGACTAGATACTCGATGTTTGAGCCTTCCAGTTCTTCGGTGGTGACAATCTCGCCCTTGCCATGTCCAGCGATGAGCGAATCGCCAATAACTTTATATTCCATATTAACTCCAACTGGTCATGGTTTGGATTGTTACATCAGCGCTCATCAAATCACCTGATGGCAGTGTGAAAAGCTGTGGCGCTGAAACTGTTCTAATTGTATCGGTAGGCCGATTAGTTTTTAATAATGTGATGGCGCTTTGAATGATGTTCTCTAGCGCCTGAAGTCCAGCTTGGTTATCCATTGCTGGCACTGTAAAAGTTAAACGTAAATTAGCGCGAGGACTCAACGCTGTTTGGTTGTTGGTGATTTCCACTGCTGGGTCATCCCAGGAAACAATGCAGGAATTAGCAATTGGCGCGTTTGGTGGAAAGCTGTAAGTCGCGTATAACGCGTTGTTAGCAACTGCCGCAGCAACTGCTTGCCGTAAAGTTACCCAACTCATCCAACCATCCCACCAGTGGCCATATAAGGGGCTAGAAGGCCCTTCACGCGGCTTAGAAGGCTAATGCCCATCTTGTACGGAGAAGGCTGAAAATCAATGGCTGTTGCGCCACCTGAGGGCGCTGTTTTGGCTTGAAAAATATCTACGGCAATCATTAGAGCTGCCATGCATACTGCATCATAATCTTCCCAGGTCGAGTTCTCTGGGCCTGTAACTTTCCCATAAGGAACAACAGTTCGTTTTGTTTCCGTGGTTAATTGTGCATCTACAAAAGAAATGGAATAAGTGGTAACGGCGCTAATAGTTGATGACCCATTATAGTGTGCGCCAACATTTTCAACATTAATAGTTTCGCCTACCACTAAATGATGAGGGTCAAGAGTGTAAATCGTGCCAGTTGTACCAGTTGCTTCTTTGGCAATTACTAACTGACTATTGTGAGGCAAATAAGATAAAACAATGGCATTGGCGCTATCACAAATATTTTGTAGGTCAGCGTCGGGGTATAAGCTACCCAAGCCCATGGTGGCTTTCAGTTGTGCCACGGTGACTAATGCCATTGTCTCTCCCGTCAGGTGAGAGAGGCTAGGAAGGGGCTAACCTCTCTCGGTTTATAGATTATTCTCAGGTGAGGTTGTAACGGCGAACGCCAGCGCCAACCTTGTTTGCAATTGCGTAGTAACCATATACAGCAACCTGTACCTGGCCGTTAGCAAGTGCTTGAACCTGAACAGTCTTGCGAGCGCTCTCATAGAATGTTTGCGCTTCTGGAACGATGATGAATGCTGAATCATCAATCTTGGTGGTGATACTCATGTGAGGATCAACATAAAGATTGAGTCCCATAATTGTTA